AACTTGTCCATAGTTGTTTTCGGTGGTGTCTTTGATGTTGCTTCTTCTACTTCGATTTCATCAGCCATGTTGTGTTAAACCTTTCCGATGGGTGTGTGCATAGCGGGGGGGCGGGGCTCGTAGGCCCCAACCCCCCACAACACTATAGCAAATCGCAACTAAGCGATTGCACCACCAAGAGTGTTGATGATGACTCGGGACTCACTGGTGATTACACCAAAGCCCCAGATGGCATACCAAGCGAGGCCGTGCTCACGACCGAAGTCGATCACGCCACCATCGCGCAACTCAACCGGAAGAGCGATGGCCTGCCCGAAGGCGTTGTCACCGATCATAATGGCGTTGTAAGCGTTGGTGTTCTCCTGAATGCCAGAGGTGCCAGCGTCACTGTCCAACCCAGCGAGGGCTGAGAGCGCCGAACCTGCGGCAGTACCATCAAGGCCCTTAGAAACCTGAGTGGTTTCAATGAAGACCACGTCGTACAGGCGACCGATCTCACCAAGCATGAAGTTACCGGGGGCGGCATACTTCGTTACCTCAATGAACTCGGGCCAGTCACGTAGGGAGCGGCTCTGCGACGGGTGAACGAAGCAGACGTAGGTGTCGCCCAGTCGCGGAATGTTCTCCGCAGCGAGGGTCTCAACCGCATCCTTGATAGTCGTGGGGGATAGGTACCCCGGTGCAGCAGCCGTACCAATGGTACCACCATCGTATGGTGAAACCGTGGTGCGAGCACCAGAAGCCTTGGTCCGACCGAAGGTGATCGACGGAGCAACCGCTGACCCACCACCGAACGGAATACCGGCCTTGTACAGGGTGTTACGTGCTTCAATGTCCATCGACTGAGCCATGTGACGGCCAAGGAGACGGGACGACGACGCCATAACGTCATCGAATGAAGCGTTGAGCAGCAACTCAGTAACTGAAATAGCCTGACCACGCTCAGAAACAACAATCTGGATCTGGCTGGCCGAAAGGGCCGAAGGCTCCATACGAGTACCTTCCGTCAGTGTCGCACCAGTGTTCTGGTCGACTCCGAGGTTGGTGTAACGCATGAAGTTGACGGTGAGACCCGGCATAACGCCAAGTTCCGTCTTTTTAACAGCGAACTGCTCAAAGCGAAGTACAGGCATAGCCTGAAACAAGATTTCCTTGCTCCAGATAGTCTGAATCGCTGGGGTCAGCGCCGTATCTGACGAGTAGCCGGTTAGCGAAGACTGGTCAGCAGCCGTCGTAATCGAACCACCCGACGGTGCGGGTAGGGCCATGAGGTATTCCTCCGTTAGGGGACTATGGTTTTATGTTGTTAAAAGCGACCCTGTGAGGGTCGCGCCTTTAGGAGCCTGTCCCGCATTTGCATGTACTGTTCCATCGGCATATCACGGATGTCCTCCGCTGACAATGTCTGCTGCTCCGTCTGAGTTTCCATTGGCCCAACAGGGGGTGCCGTTACCGGCGACCCCCGCAGACCACTCGGTTGAGCGGTCTGCTGGATTGATTCAAGTATAGCACTACTGCGATCTCTTAGTACCGCAATAGAGTTTTCGATCTCTTCCTCGGTAGTACCGGAGGCAAGATCCCGAAGTTCAGGAATGATGTATTCCCCCTCTTCGGTCATGCGTCGCTGAAGGTAAACCTCCAACTCACGATAACGACGCTCCTTTTCAAGCATCGCATCCTGAGAGGCACGCTCTTCTTCGATCTTGGCAAGACGGCCTTCCCACTCCGTCTCCACGATCTTCAACTTCTCATCGAACTCGGTCTCACGCCTAATGATTAGATCCTTGGCGCTAAGTTCATCTTCCTCCCGCCTGCGTATGGCATCAGACTCTGCCTTAGCCAGCCGTGCGGCCTCTGACCTGTTCTCGTCGCTCTCGTGATTAAGAATGCCCAGTTGGTCTTCAAGTGTCTTGACTCGTCCATCGGAGTCCTCAAGCCTCTTGTACAACTTGTCTTTCTCCTGAGTACGAATACGCTCTACATCCTCTTCAGAGAATGTGCGAGCAGACGTTGACTCTTCGGTACCCACTGCAAAGGCAGTTTCGGTAACCTCAGTAGTATCAACAGGCTGCTGGGCGGGGGGCAACACTACTAGCCCGGCTAGGGCTTCAGGCGCAGTGGTATCCGTAGGTGTATCGGCCATAACTATTCTCCATATCTGATTTGGCGAGTAATAACTAGAGTAATGCTACTTATGTTTCTTCTTCTGAGGGAATACGGCGCTGGGCGAACCTCGCCCCGTATGCCCGCTGTATCAAGTTGTCTAACAACCCTGCGTCCGCACCGGGGGCAGCAACGCCGGGGAGTGGCCCACCGTCTTCCCCGTTGGACGATCCGCCGGGTGGTGCAGCCCCTTCGGGGGGTAGCATTCCAGTGGCGGCAAAAACGGCCTGCATGATCTGGGCGTTGAACATCTCCAACGTGCCAGCATCCATAGCATCTTCCATCTGCTCCTCAAACACTTCAGCCATCTTCTCGTTCGGGAACTCTTCCCCGAGAATCTTGAGTGCCCCACGCTTGGACTCAAGACCAAGAGCAAGTTTGGCTTGGATTTCGTTCAAGGAAATCAGTACGTCAACTGGCAAGGGATCAGGCCAGTGGACGGTGGTCATGTAGGTGAGAGGGTCTGTGGGATCAAGTTCAATAGCGTTGTCCTTCTCTGGCATTTCAGAGACGGAAGCATCAAACACCAGTAACTGAGGCTCAAAGATAGCAGCAGTACGGATAACCAGTTCATTGACCTTCTGTAATCCCCTAGTGAAGTGTACCTTCTTCATGGTATAGCGATTCATCATGGGCTGGTACTGAATAGCCAGTGCGACGCCGCTGGTATTGGAAATGGGCTGGGTCTGACCAAGTGCGGTTTCAGGAACACCAGTTAGTTCGTGCATCGTGCGCTTGATGTGCTGGATATACTCAAGCGCACCTGCCATCTCCCCCTTGGATTCAAGGTTGAAGACGTTGCTATCCTTGGGCAACCCAGCCCAAACCTTCTTAGGACCTCTTTCCAACTGACTCGCCTTGGCTCCGGTGATGATAGTCACCGGGGCGGCGTGGTAGTTGATGATGTCTGACACCTCAGCCATCTTCTCATTCAACTCTCGGTTGAGCGGAATGATGTCCCAGATGTCACTCTGTCCCCACGGGGAGGACGAAATGGTGGTATTAGGAATGTGAACAACAGGAATATGCCCAATAGCATTGGCATAGGTGTCCACCAACTCGTCGTTGATGTACTGCTCCACGGTCTCGTCGGTGATGATCTCGGTGAACGTATATACCTGACGAGTACCCTCTGAAGCCGTCCCCCAGAACCGGTACTTCAACTTAAAGCGAAGCAGGCGGGTCCTGTCGTGGGGATGGTACTCGGGAAAGCAGTGGGCTGGGTTAAGGGGGAGAATGCGAATCTTACCCGCAATAGGAATCCCTATGGGGTCTACGTAGGGCTCCTCATAGGCCACCTTGACGAAGCAATCCCCAGTGACAGATGCCAACTGGCCCATCTCCCACAGGGTGTGTTCCTTGTTGTTGTGCTGTTCCCACACCTTGTTGAGGAGGTGGGGGATAATAGCGTTGTTCTGTTCCGGGGTGCGGAACTGTACGGCCTTGCCAAAGCAGAAGTTAGTGATGTAGTCCGACATGGTGCGGACATAGTTCAGATAGAACTGGGACTCACCGAACTCTCGGCGGTACGCCCAGTGATGTCCGAGGTACCACGCCCACGCTGCTGAATAGCGATTCAGGCGTGGGCCGTGGACCTCAAACTCCTCATCGGCCAGTTCAACTAGGCCGAGCGGTGAGATTGCAACCGTTAGATCACTAGCCGAGGCCCTATAGGACGGAGACCAGAAATCAACAGCCATAAAGGATCACACCTGAGGTAAGACTACGTAGCAACTACTCAATACTATACACCATCTGTGGTGTCTGAGTAGATCAGTCGGCCAATGAGGCCGTGCCCTTGGTCCCCAACTTGGAGGCCAACGAGCCCTTCAGTACCGAGATGGCTGCGGCAACACCTGCACCAGCCATCATCTTCCACTGATC